AGAAGGTAAATGCCAATAATAACAACATACCCTTTTAAGAAAGATCCATTAGCTAATAAAGATGAGATAATATTATCAGACTCACAAAGTAATGATCCTAATTTTAAGACTAAAACTACTGATTTAGAAGTTTTAATGAAGTATGTTAAGTCTAAGATAGAAACTATTGAGCCTGTTTCTCTTGATGGAGACTTTAAAATACAATTAACTGGATTAAATGGCTTTGGAACAGCAGGTCAAGTAATAGCTGTTAATCAAGCTGAGACTGGATTAGAGTATGTTGACGGTGGAGGTGGCGGAGGAAGTATATCTGTTAAAGACGCTAATACAACGGTTGATCCTACTAAAGTTTTAAATTTTGCTGGAAAAATATACACAGTAACTGAAGACACTACAGATTCTACACAAGCTGATATAGCTGGTTCATATAATACAGTAGTGGCAGATTCGACTTTAACAGTTGAAGATGTGGGTTCTATACAAGCAGGTACAGCAGCAAGCACGTTAAAAGGCAACGATATAGTAGATTTACTAGATAAAATATTTTTTCCAACTGTACCACCTACTTATGTTCAGCCAACTTTTTCACTTACTAGTTCTATAAATTCCTACAAAGAAGTAGGTGCTTTAGTAACTAATAATTTAACATTAAATTTTGTAAACAAAGACTCAGGTGGATTTGAAGGAACTATGACATTAAGTAGAAATACTCCATCAGCTAGTTTAACTCCTATATCAATAACACCTACAACTTTAGCTGATTTACCTCCACAGTTTCCAAACTCCAACCCTAACCCTAATAATCCTCAGGTGAGGCAAACTGGAACATATAGTGATACTTTTACAATATCTAATTCATATACAGCTGCTGTTAATACAATAACATATGCAGCAACTGCTAAATCATTGACTGGTGCTCAGCTGCAAGACAGTGCAGGTAACTTATCTGGAAATCCTGTTCAAGGAGATACATTAAATTCAACTGCATCGTTTAATGCTATATACCCTTATTATTGGGGAGTATCTAAAGTGAGTAGTGGAGGTATTGATTTTGCAAGTACTGGTTACACACCTTCTATAAATGCTATTGAAACAGCTATAGAAGCAGGGTCTGGTTTAGGGTATAATAAAGTATTAGCATTGTCAAATAACACAATTACAGTAAATTTTAATGCTACATCAGGTGGCGAGTGGATGTGGTTTGCTCATCCATATGTTAATACCACAAAAACTAAATGGTTTGAAAATGTAACTGCTCAAGGAGACATTGGCGGTACAGTATTTCAAGATCCTTCTCCCAGTGGAGGAAGTGATCCTAACGCAAACTTATTTTCTCAACCTCTCACGGTAAATATCGATACTGGTATTTGGGCTCTTGATTATAAAATATACATAGCTTTAAAATCAGCTACACAAGCAACAGTACAACTAAAAAATTCTTAAAGCATGGCGATACAGTTACCAGATAATATATTCGTAGCAACAAATGCGCCACTAGATGTGAGATACGGTCCATATGTCGCTGCGGATATAACAGCAGCTAGAACGTTAATAGATTCTACTGTTTCATTAGGTAATAGATATGAAGGACTAACTGTTGGTATTATTCTAGGCTCTGCGCCTGATCCTGTAGTAGAATATTGGTTCTATGGTGGAGTGGACATAACAAACCTTGTTGAAAAAAGTTCTGGAGGCGGAGGCGATATAATAGTTTTAAATCAAACAGGACCTACTGGCACACCTTCTCAACTTACAGGCGCTTATGAAAAATTTAACTTTGTTAATTATGATCCTAATGATTTAAGAGTATTTGCTCAAGAAGATCCTAATGATGCTGATCAAGTAAACATATTTTTTCCACCACCTGCATCACCTACATATCCGCCATATTTTAATCAAACCGGTGCTATTGTAGCTGATCCAATTGCTTCACTTAGAAAAACATTAAGAATCAGTGATCCTTCTACTAATGGTAATTTTGATACAGGTGGTTGGACTGGACTTGAACGATCAGCTTATTTACTTAGCTCTGCAACAGAACTACAGTTTAAACCTGGAAGCAATGTATATATACTAGGGTTTAGTCCGGTAGGAGCACCAACCGCTACTGGTTGTAAAGTTCAAGTTAAAGTTTATGATGCTGATGGTGTGACACTACTCCGTAATGAGACCACTGGGGTTTTAGATGGAAATACTACATTTGGACAAAATCAAATAGAAGTGACAGTTTCTAACTATGCGGCTATAGTAGATCCTTATGGAGATCCAACACAATACCAAGCTAAATTAAATATTAAAATTAAAATAGAAGATATATTAAATTCAGTGCCTAGGGTAGGAGGTAAATTTTCTGCTGAAATAATTTTTACGCCAGACCAAGTTCTACCAGAGCCAGGTACAAATCCAGGTACTCCAAAAACTGCTATAACGTATAGTTTTGCTGATGTTTTTGCCGATGCAGATCCAACTAGCCCAGACACGACTAGTGTTACTTTTGGTCCTACAGCACCACAATCAACTCAAATTTATTCATATTTAAGTGGTGTTAAATACTTGACTGCTGGTTCTAAATTTGGTATAAGTTCTAAATTTATACAAGGCATAAACGGAAATACTCAAGGTAAAAACGGCAGCGCTGCTAATAACTTAGCATTTACTGCTCTATCAGGTATGAACACGCTTGGTGTTAGCGATAAAGCATGGAGTCCAACAAATGGAAATGTTAGTGGATGGAATGATAATTGGGACAAAATAGCCATAAAGTATGACTACGATGATTTTACCATACAATCTAATGCGTATACTTATAGAGGTGCAGCTGGTGGTTCTACACTTACAATATCAGATCCTTGGAATGATGCTACCAGAGCTAGTGCTAATAATTTAGACGTATTAATATTAACACCTGGAGGAACAAATCCTTCAGATTTAACTGAATATTTCAATAACGAATCTAAAAGACTTAGTAAAGCTAGTTTAACAGCTAACTACAATAATTGGAACTCTCAAACAGCTTTATCAACTTTAGAATTTGGTACAAAACCAAACGCTGCTACTAATAGTGATTTTCAAGATGCTTGCCAAATAGTGGATGGGTTTAGTAATAATGGAGCAGAACTAATTTCTGCTAATACATTTGATTTAAGCAATGGTAATACACAATTAGATTTTTCAACTGGATACTTACCTAGTCAAAATACAAATTTTAGCACTTTCAATAAGCCTAGTGTATACCATAGGCAGTTTGGCAACGGTGCTAGTACAGGATTTCCTTTTGCGTCATTTAGTTTAACATTTACTGGTTCAAATTGGGGAACTGGTAATAGTAATATTAATGATGCTTTAAATAATCAAGATATTAAAATATATATAAGAAGAGTTGCATCCAATAGTGGAGCTAGCTTTGGTGCTAATACTGCTGTTCCTTTAAACTTACATAACTGGAACAGTACTCCTTCAAACCCAAATAGATATTGGAGTCCAGGTGCTTTTAATGATGGAGGAAGTGGTATAGATACTCATAGTGCTACTATTAGAGCATCTACTTCTAGTGGTAACTCAGTACAAGCTACATTTGGAAGCTTCTCAGCAGACATAGGTATATTTGTAGAGATACAATACTTAGAACCAAATATAAAAATAAATAGTATTACATGCGCTTTAAATTTTTAAACAAATGGAAGATATTTTTAAAAACAAAGTAACTTTAAAGGTTAATATACCAGATGAAAAATGCGATCTAAGCATCAAAGTAAATGATACCGTCGTAAACAATTATCAGTTAAGGTTTTCTGATATTAATAAAATAATAGCAACATATAATCAAGCTTTAATAGACGGATAATGGGTTTTACAAGTGATGCGGTAAGTAAGTTAACGTTTAAGGTACAAGCAGCTAATGTAATTGATGCCAACACTAATTTTCAGTGGTATGAATCTGTACTTGAAAACAGTCCTAAAATAACTAAAGATAGAATATTTTTAGAATATAATACTGTAACTGCTAATCCTCCTACATCTATAGCAAACTTAGTAACACTAACTTCTAGCGGTGGAGCACTGTATAATATAGTGTCTAATAATTATTTTCAACCCGCTTCGCAAGTACCTCTTTATCATGAGTTGACACAAGCTACTAATGGTAATGACACTACATATGTTTCTTATGACAATCCAGCTGATAGAAGTAGTGATAGGAAAAATAATTGGATAAATCCTTCTAGTGTGCCTGTCAATGGTATTCCAGTACCTTATTATACTATAGAAATATATTATTTAGTAGGAACAACATACACGCAGCTTCAAGCTACTGATGCTGCTACTATAAATGGTGAAGTTGGTTGGGTTTGGAATTATGATCAAGGTTTGTTGCTTTTATCTTCAGATGCAATAACTTTTTTAAAAAATCAAAATGGTGGTACAATGCCTACTTTATATGCTAGAGGTTGGCGATATATAGGAGATACAGGTGTTGGAACCGGAGGAGATAAATACGCAGATTGTACAACACAAACTATTGTGGTTCCAGTAACCACACAAACAATTAGCTTAACGATAGGTACAAATCTATCATATACACAAGGCCAAAGCATAAGATTAACATCTGGATCAAATTTAATATTAGGTACTGTTTCTAGCTATGTAGCTGGCACAGGTGCTATAGTAATTGCTGTAACATCTTCATCAGGTAGTATTACAACGTCAGCTACTTGGTGTATTGCACTAGGCGGTGGTTCAGGAGGTTCTATTGAGGTTGAATCATTTGATTATAGTGACGATCCAAACAATCCAGGAACACCAATTGGTTTAACAACTTTAACTACAGCTTTAGAAGGTTTACAAATACCTACAGATTTAAATGGTGGTGGTTTAATAGCAGCTGAAACATCTCCTGGAAGTAACATTGTAACTTTAAATACTATATTTGATACTCAAATAAGTCCTACTACAAATGCTCAAGCAGTAGGAGGTATTTCAAATAGTGAAACTGCTGCATCTTTATCAACTTTAACTTTTACTGAATTGTTTAATAAATTATTGTTTCCTACTTTACTACCAACATACAAAAGGCCGCTTTTTACAATAACTAAAACAACGTCACCTTCACAAACTTATTATCAGCCAGGTCAATCAGTAACTGTGAATACCAGTACAACTTTTACAAAACAAGATTCTGGTGGAATTGATGGTACTATAATAACAAACAGAAATGGTTCATCTACCCCATCAATGGGAACAGCTACCTCAGGAACAACTGGTAATTTACCGAGTCAATTTGGGTTTGCAAATAATAACACACCAAATACTACAAACACGAGGACAGCTAGTGAATCATTTACTACAAGTATACCTACTACTACACAGACAGCTTCAGATACTTTTAATTCTAACACTGGATGGTTAGAAGGAGATCCTAACAAAGATTCTACAGGCGCGCTTGATACTAGAACACCTGCAGTTCCAAATGCTGCAACAGTAAATGATCCAATAGCTGCACTTGCGTCATATAACTCTAATTCTACATCTATATCCTCAGTTTATCCTTGGTATTATTTTTATAGTAGTACTAAGCCAACTTCAAGTAACGCGGTATTAATGATAGAAGGAAACTTAGCAATACCAGGAGGTTATGCTGTTGTTGAAAATTTAGTTCCTTCAAATGGTACTTTAAACGTGCTTAATTATACTCCAGCAGCTGTTTTTACTGTTGTAGCTTACCCTTTTTTAGCTAACAACAGTCAGTTTCCAGTTAAAACACGGTATTTTTTAGACATTTTAAATCAGAATGTAATAACAAATCTTTTTGATCCGGTAGTAACAGTAAATATCTCAAGAAATGGAGGCCCTTGGTCAAACATACAATATAGAATGCATATATCAACAAGTGTGCAGCAATCTACAGTTTCACCACTACAATTAAGAAATAATTAAAAATGGCATTAACAGGAATAGAATTAGCGAGTAGCGTACTAATAACCACAGTATCTCCGGTAGATGTTAAGTATGGTCCTTTTGAAGGTTCTGGAATTGCAGCTGCTAGAACACTTGCTTTAAGCGAAGTAACATCAAATTTTAGATATAAAGGTCTTACAGTAGGTTTAGTAGATACTACCAATAGCGGAACTACAGTTGTTGAGTATTGGTTTGAAAGTGGTATTCTTGATGCTAATCTAGTATTAAAAAGCAGTGGAACTACAGTTGTAGCTAATCCTGGAAGCACAACAGGCACTTTATCATCCATAACTATAGGATCAGTTAACTACGCTGTAGCAGGTGGTACTGTTGGTGGAAGCGGAACTGCAAATAAAGTACCATATTGGACTAATGCAACAACACTAGGTGATTCACCTATAACTAGAGAAAGTGCAGGTTCAGTAAGTGTTTTATATGATCTTCAAATAAAATCAGCAGGTACTAATAAAGAATCAAACGTAAGGTGGTATAGTAGTAGTAATAATAATTTTGTTGACATAGAAGGACCTCCACCATCAGACGAAGTTAATTCTTATAAATTAATTTTACCAGAATTACTTACTACAGTTACTCCAGTAGCAGGTGGAAGAATATTAGAGTCTGACGCAAGTGGAAACTTAAATTTTATAACTACACCAACCAGTACAAACGTAGTAGCTAATCCAGGATCTGGTGGAAATGCTCTAACAACTATAACTATAGGATCAACTAATTATGACGTTGGTGGCGGAACAGTTGGTGGAACAGGTACAATAGGTAGAATACCAGTTTGGGACACAACAACAGATCTTGATAATTCTGTAATAAAACAAAATTCTTTAGCAACTAAAGTAGTTACGATCGAAGGTTGGGCAGAGCTAATGGGTAACAATGGTTTACCAAGTCAATTAACTTGGTATGACAAGTCAGACACTAACTTTGTGTCTTTAGTAGGTCCTGATACGGCTACTGCAGGTGATAGTTATAAACTATATTTTCCTAACAAACTGCCTAATGTAGCTAATCAAATACTTGAATCAAACGGTGCAGGAGAATTTTCCTGGATAGCAACTCCAACATCTGGAATGACTAGCTGGATAGCAGATGCTGACAGTGGGGGGACTCAAACAATAGCTAATGGTGATACTTTAGATATAGTGGGTGGAACAGGTATTACTACTGAAATAGCTACTGCAGGTGGTGGACCACCGACAACTTATCAAACAACAGTTAGTTTAGACAACACTGCAGTTAGTGCAGGCTCTTACACTAATGCTAATATAACGGTAGACGCTCAAGGAAGGTTAACTTCAGCAAATAGCGGAACATCAGGTGGTGGAAAAGATGGTTTTCACTCTATGACTATATATGAAGGTGAAAGTAGCGTAGGTTCTGAAGAAGGTGCACTTGGTGTTACTTATATTAGGCAAACCGTAGTTGAAGACGATTGTACTATAAATACTGTAGATTTTTTTAGGCTTAATGGAGGTGCAGGCATTTCAGTAAATGTATATGAAGGAACTATAGCATCACCAGGTACGGGTACTTTAATTCTATCGGGAACACAAACTGCCGGGAGCGGGACACAAAATGCGGTAAATGAAATGCCCTTTAACAACGGAGCATTTACCCAGGCAAACATTGCTGCTGGCACGCCTTTAGTAATATTTGTTTCATTTGAAAAATCGAAAGAAGATTTCGCCAATGCTCTTGGTAATGATAAATTATTCGTAAACTCATTCCTTGGTCTATTAATTAATTCTTATATAGCTGTTGGAGCGGAAGCGCTAGGTACTGCTTTAAAAGGCGCGGAACAAACATCTTCATACGGCGTTTGTTTACACTTCTTTGAAAAAGAAAAATAAAAAATTAAATAACCGAATTATCAAGTGATAATATAAATAACCAACGTTTAACTTAAAACCAAAAAAAAATGACGTTTTTATATACCCGCACCAATACGTGGTCTAGTGCACCACAACCAACAGAAGATACCATTAAGTACTGGAAACATATCTCACAGAAGAAAAATTGGAGAATAGTTCAATTACCTAATGGATTTTTACAAACCGAATATAAATCTATCGACTCAGATGACTGGATCGATGTTACCAGAAGAGAAACATTAGCTGGAGCAGAACAAGCAATAGATGCTTCTATTGAACATTATGCTAAAAAGCTAGAGTTTACCAAAGGACCGAAAGTAGTTAAAACCTTCGAGTAAAATATTCAAAATCAATTATATTAAATTAAATTAAATGCAAGAATTAAAGTTAGTTAAAAATCTGGCTTTTGGTGATAGTGCCAGAAGTCAGATATTAACTGGGGTAGAAAAACTTACTAACGCAGTGGGATCAACCTTAGGAGCAAGTGGTAAATGTGTTATACTAGAGGATAGCAATGGGACACCACAAATAACAAAAGATGGAGTAACAGTAGCTAATGCAGTTACATTACAAGATTCTTTAGAAAATATTGGAGCTACGTTAATAAAGCAAGCAGCGCAAAGAACAGTATCAGATGCTGGTGATGGTACAACTACAGCTACAGTATTAGCAAAAGCTATTTTAGATGAAGCTTACAAACATAGTGAACTAGATACTTCAAGAGAATTAAAAGAAGGTATTAACTCAGGTGTTAAAAAAGTTATAGCTTATTTAGAAAAGACAGCAAAGAAAGTAAAAGGTAAAAAAATTAACCAAGTGGCTACAATATCAGCCAATAACGATAAAAAGCTTGGGAGAGTTATAGGTGAGGCATTTGCATTAGTGGACGAAACAGGTATTGTTATGATGGAAACAAATGAACAACCTGAAACAGTAGTTGAATTAATAGAAGGCGTCCAGTATGATCAGCCTCTTAAAAATAACCACTTTATTACCAACAAAGAAAAGGGCACGGCTGAACTTGAAAATCCGTTGATTCTAATTGTAGAGTCAGTAATACCCAATGTTCGAAAAATTCAATCAGTTCTTGAACATGTAATAAAGACAGGTAAGAGTTTGCTTATAATAGCAGATGTTGACCCACAAGTTGTTTCAGCACTTTCGATGAATAAAGTAAAAGGAAACATAAAGGTCAACATTGTAGATGCACCGGTTTATGGTATTAGTAAAAAGGATACTCTAAATGATTTATGCGCGGTTACTGGTGCTACACTTATTAATGAAGACTTAGGCGATGATATGGATATTATAAATCCAGAACACCTAGGGACCTGTTTAAAGGCTGTTACAAACCATGAAGATACTATCATGCAAGTTGATTTATCTAGTAATGAAGATGTTAAAGACATTGTTAAATTGTTAGAAAAGCAAGTTAAAGAAACTAAAAATTCTAATATAATAGTTAGACTAGAAAAACGATTAGCTAAATTAAAAGCAAAAGTTGCAACTGTTAAAGTTGGTGCTAATTCAGAGTTAGAATTAAAAGAAAAAAGAGATAGAGTTGAAGATGCTATTTGCGCTACAAAAGCTGCGATCAAAGAAGGTATAGTGCCAGGAGGTGGTATAGCTTTATTAAACGCTGCACAGCAATTAAAACCAATGTCAATAGGCGAAGAAGTACTTTACTGTGCTATTAAAGAGCCTTATAAATTGATACTTAAAAATGCTGGCGTTGAAGATTATAAAACACCAGAAGTAAAAGGCACGGGATTAGACGTGGTTACAGGAAATACGGTTGATATGGTAAAAGCCGGAATTATAGATCCTTTGCTAGTTACTAAAAGTGCACTAATGAACGCAGCCTCAGTAGCCACAACAATATTATCTACTGATTGTGTTATTAACAACATTAGAGCATGAAAGCAGTAGGTAAATTTATAGTTATAGATCCAGTCAAGGAAACTGATGTAACTACAAAAGGTGGATTAATCTTAGCTGAAAAGCAGAGAGAAGATGTTAGATATAGAAGAGCTAAGGTTATAGAACCTGGCTCTGATGTATCGGTGTTAAAAAAAGGTGACGAAGTTTATTATGATAAAGCAGCTGGATTTAATATTGAAATAAACAAAGAAGAATATAAGGTTATTAAAGAGTTTGATGTAGTTATTATATTATGAGAAAGTTAAGTTCTAGCGATTTAAAAGAACTAGGTTTGCTTAAACATTATAGAATAATACGTAAGTGGGCTTGCAAAACTAATAATTTAAATGATGCAGATTTAGAACTATTAATATATCTTGATGCTATAGATATGTTTACTAAAGATGATTTTATAAAAGGTACGTACTCATTCAGCTGGGATAACAGGCGCTGGAACAGATTATTGAAACAAGGGTGGATTACAGTGTGGCGGAAAAGAAACCACACCACTCAAAAATATCACATATATAAAGTTTCCTTCAAGTGCAAACAGCTGATAAGTCGCATGTACCGTATTATGCTAGGCGAAGAAGACATGCCTACAACTAAATTAGAAAAAAGTAATAGATATAGCTTTAAGGTAATTACTAAATCTATAGACTACGTTAATAAAGATAAAACAAGATGATATGAATAAATATGAAACGCCTATTAATATGGGTATTGTAGAAAACACTCCTCCTCAACCTAGAGTTAACCCTATAACTGGACAAATAGAGTATGCAGAAGCTATGCCAAATAGAGCAGGCGTACCCAATAGATCGGTTAATGACATGATGGCTATTAATTCTAGTTATCCACTAGATCCAAACAAAATACCAGCATCACAGGGAACTATGACTGCTAAATTTGGTTCAATAGCTAAATACATGGATGATCCAATTAAAAAAATGGATCCCAATTATAACGGTGTACCAGGTGTGCAGAAAGAAGATTTTGAACAATTTTAAAATAAATAATTATGCCAAGTTACGGAGAAAAACAAAAATCAGCAGGTATAGACATTAGTAAAGCTATAAAGCCTGTAGGTGAAAGAAAAATGGTCTCTAAAGACATGACCATTAAAACTACATTAAAAATTGACAATTGCGAGTACAAAGGAAACCCAGTGTTAAACGCGAACAAATAGTAAACATGGAAGATTTGAAGTTGTATTTGCTAAATGCTTCTTCATTTGCTTTAGCCACTTTAAACTGGGTTGAGCCAATGTTAGAAATATTACTGCTTAGCTTAACAATAGGTTATACTGTACATAAGTGGTCACTACTACATAAGAAAAAGAAATGAGAAGTATAAATGAAATTATAATACATTGTTCTGCTACTAGAGAAGGTCAAGATATACCTGTAGAAACTATTAAAAAGTGGCATACTGAAGGTAGAGGCTGGACAGATATAGGCTACCATTTTTATATAGAACTCGACGGTACTATTAAAAAAGGTAGAGATATAGATAAAACAGGCGCTCATTGCAAAGGGCACAATCGTAATTCTATAGGAATTTGTTATTGCGGAGGTGTAGAAGCTGACGGTAAGACGCCAAAAGATACTAGAACAGAAGTACAAAAAGAAAGCTTGTTACACGTGCTTAAAACATTAATTGCTATGTACCCGCTTGCTACTATTTATTCACATAATGAGTTTGCTAATAAAGCGTGCCCATCATTTGACGCGACGAAAGAATATGAAAATATCTGAAAACACTGAGTTTAAAATTGATATAAAAACTGTAATTGGGATAATAATGTTTACTACAACAATAGTAGGTGTGTATTATACTTTACAAGAAGACATAGCAGAAGCTAAAACTTTACCACCAGTAGAAGTCACTCGTTTAGAGTATGAACTAAAAGAAGAGTGGAATGAAAAAATGATTATGCAGTTGAAAGATCAAGTAGAGATGCTTGAACAAACTCAAGACATACTAAAAGAAGAAGTTAGTATAACAGCTAGTATGATTAAAGATGGTACGGAGGCCGATGGTAAATTAGAAGAACTAAACAGACAATTAGAAGAGCTGCAGAATAAAAAGCCTAGTACTAGAGTTATAGTAAAAGAGGTTAAGGTGGATAAAAAAGGTAGAAAAATATAAATCATGGCAACTAAAAGAAAATCAAAAAAGAAAAATCCTTGCTGGAAAGGTTATGAAGCTATAGGTATGAAGAAAAAAGGCGGTAAAAAAGTACCTAACTGTGTGCCTGTTAAAGGAAAAAAGAAAAAATAATGGCAATAAGAAAAACTACAAAAGGTAAAGGGCGTAATTTTAGAAGCACAAAAGAAGGTGCAGGTATGACTGCTAAAGGTGTTAAAGAATATAGAAAGAAAAACCCTGGCAGCAAATTAAAGACAGCCGTAACCAAGTGTGATGTTAAAGTAGGCACTAAAGCTTACAAAAGACAAAAAGCATTTTGTAGTAGATCAAAAAGCTGGGATGGTGAAAGAGGTAGAGCTGCTAGAAAAAGATGGTGTTGTTCACGATTTTAAATCAAATATTATGAAAGATAAAGGATTAGGAGATACAATAGCCAGGTTTACAAAAGCTTCAGGTATAAAAAAAATGGCAGACATGATCCCGGGTGGTTGTGGTTGTAAAAATAGACAAAACATATTAAACAATTATTTTCCATATAATAACAAAGAAAATGGCTAAAAAAGACTTTCCAGAAATAAAAGAAAAAAACGAAGGTAAATTTACTAAATGGGTAGAAAAAAATATGCCAGGTAAATCTACGTGTGCAGCTGCTAGTAAAATAATGAAAAATACTAAAAAATACAAACCAGCAGTTGTTAAAATGGCTAATTACGCAAACAATTTTGGTTGTAAAAGAAAGTAATGGCGTTTAAATTAAAAGCACCCTACAATATTAGTATAACTCCGGTTTATCATGTAGACGAGGAAGAAGGCGTTTTAGGTAGAGCTAATAATAATGGCACTATAACTGTTAATAACAAAGTTAAAAATCCTGAACAACTTAAAGAAATTATAAGTCATGAAGAAGTTCATGTCGAACAGTTTAAAAAATTTGAAAAATCTAATGGTAAAAAAGGATTAGATTATAACGATAAGTATGTTATGTGGAATGGTAAAAAATACCCACGTAAAGACGGAAAAATAAAATACAATGGTAAGTGGATTGCCGAAGGATCTAAAATATTTCCTTGGGAGAAAGAAGCTTACTCAAAAGAAAATAAACAAAAATAAAACAAATATTATGCCAAATTACAAAAAACCTGCACCCGTTAGAATGGAATCTAGCAAACAAGAAGAAAAGAATTTACTCAATGAAGATCCAGTAGACAATAGAGCTGCAACAATGAAAAAAGGCCCTATTCATAAAACAGATGCTCGTATAGCTAGAGATTATGCTGCTAACGCTGTTTATGATGCTAAACATGGTTACAAAAAAGAAGCAAAATTTGAAAAGAAAAAATTAATGCACGTTGTAAATAGAATTGCTGGATCAAGAAGTAAAGGGTAATGGCTTTTAAAATGTCTCCTATAGGTAAGAAAAAGTGCTCTTATTCTCCTATGCAGAAAAAAGGTTTAATATCTCCTATAACTTTAAAAACTAAATACTATGGAAGCGAAGGTGGTGAAGATACTAAAGTTACTGTAACTAAAACACCAACAGCTACTGGCTATAATGAAGAAACCAAAGAAGTTAAAACTATAATTCCCTTTGCTAATAAACCTAAAGTTTCCATGGAGCAAGCTTACGAGAACCGTGACATGAATACTTACGGCAACTTAAGTTTTCCAGAATTTCAAGCTGAAGCTATAAAACAATCGAAACCTAAGGTTACAACTAATGTCTCTAATAGAGTTGTTGAAAACACTAAACCAGTTTCACCTCCAGAGCCAGTAATAGATTACTCATACTTAGATGGTCTTGCACAAACTCACGGTTATAAAGCTGGAGATGGTGTAATGTACGGGACTCAAATAAGTTCTACAGTTGGAAGCACTTTAAGGGGTGGTGAAGATCCAATGTCAAGACAAATGACTCAATTAGAAGCTGATTATCTTAATAAAAAAGCTGGTAAAATAATATATGGAGGACCAATGTCTAATTTAAACAAAAAGAAAGAAAACAAAAACACTGCAAAACCTACAGTTAACAGGGTTATTAAAGCTTCATTTTAATGGAAAAGAAAACTTTTAAAGAAACAAAAATAGGAGCCTTTTTATCAAGTAAAGCTCCTAAGGTATTACAAGCTCTTGGAGACGTGCTACCTAATCAAGGCACACTAGGCGTAGTAAAAAATCTTATAACAAGTGATAATAAGATTAAGGCAGTTGATAAAGAGCAGGCTATGAAACTTATAGAGCAAGACATAGCTGAGATGAAAGAGGTATCTAGTAGATGGAGAGCAGATATGAAGTCTGACTCCTGGTTAAGTAAAAACACTAGACCACTAGCTTTGGTATTTCTAACTGCATCAGCTGTTTTTATGATGGCTGTAGATTCTTTTCATTTACAATTTGAAGTAGATGATGCTTGGATAAACTTATTAAAAACATTACTGGTAACAGTTTATGTAGCATACTTCGGAAGTCGTGGTGCTGAAAAAATAACAAAAATAAATAAATAAATAATGAAAGGATTAAATGGAAATCAAGCCGCTGAACCTAGAGTTTTTGCTCATGATGCTGTTAAAATAGTAGTTGGTGCCATAAATTATACTTCACAAATGGACAACCCAGGTTTTAATTCTGGTTTAACTGTTACTAATTTTGGAAGTGGATACACGGTTGGTGATGTTATTACATTAAGTGCTGGAGCGGGAGTTTCTGCTGCTAAAGTAAAAGTATTAAAAGTTAACGCAGGCGTAATTACTTCATATGAACTAACTGATAGCGGTACTGCAAACAAACCTTACGGTGAAGGTTATACTGTAAATGACGCTTTAACTCAAGCTTCTGTTACTCCAGCAGGTGGAATAGGATTTGCTGCAACTGTTAACAATATTGATATTCCAAACACTGAGATGAGAGGATGCTGCTTATACGTAGGTGTAGCTAGTGATATTGGTATTGTTACAGAAGGTGGTAAAGAAACTATAGTTTTTAAAGGTGTAACTGCAGGTTCTTTTTTGCCAGTGCTAGCAAAACAAGTTAAAAGTGGTATATCTGCTATAGGAGATGTTTTAGCTTTATTTTAACAATGAGTATGGGCATGGGGTTAACTACCTCTAAAATAAGTAATTTACCCGGTCAAAAAAGTGAAGGCGGAGGTGGGGATTATACTGCCTTTGATACTTCAACAACTAAAAGAAATACAGAATTCGACGCGTGTGAAGATGAAAATAACGGACAATTTTTTACTACGGAATTTCCACCTCAACCAGTTACACCAGCTGTAGGGTCGTTTGTATATACTAATGCAGCAGGAACAGCATTTCCAGAGCCAGGTTATTATTCTCAATATCTAGACCAATATGCAATGAAAGTTTGGTATGAACTAGGTGCAAATGGAGAATGCACAGACGCTGGCATGTGTATATAAAATCTAATTAACAAAAAATCAAATCAATAAAATCAAATCAAATCAAATGAAAACAAAAGCAAAAAAAGTAACTAAAAAAGAATTAAAAGAAGTTTCTGAAGTTACAAATAGAGTAACTAACATAACTCAAGAAATAGGTCAAATGGAAATAACTAAACTTGAATATGTAGATTTACTTAAAACAGCTAGATCTGAGCAAGCTGACATTAGAGATATGTTAGAAAAAAAGTATGGAAGTGTTAATATAAACATAACTACAGGCGAAATTTCAGAAATAGAAAATTAAATTAAATAAAATGAAAATTAAAGAAGAAGAATTAAAGCTTATAAAAGAGCAACAAAAAAATCTTAGTAAGTTAGTTAATGAAATAGGTTTAATAGAAACTCAAAAACATGGACTACTTCACGAAATAGCTGTTGTAAACAAAGATATAAGAGATTATAAAGAAGTATTAGAATCAAGCTATGGACCTATAAATGTAGATCTTGAGACTGGAGAATATACAAGTGTTGAAAAAGATGTCGAAGATAAGAAAGATTAGTATAGGTGCTGATTATAAAAATGAAGCTATGCATTACTCTACAGGTCAAGAGGTTTATGGTGGTCACATAATTAGTGATATTCTTTTTGAAGGTAAAGATAATTCTTATAATATTTTTATAAAAAAAAATAATGAAGTTCTTCCTTGGAAAAAGTTTAATTCTAATATGGCTGTTTCTGTAGAATACGATCTTAAATATTAATGAAAAGTTTATACCATTTTATCATTAAACCATTAGATAAAAGATATGAAAATATTAAAAAGGTTGATGATAAAGAATTAATTATTAATTCAAGTATAGAAAATCATATTTTTGTAAGCAAAAAAGCAGTTGTAGTTTCGACTCCAGCTGCTTATAAAACAAAAATAAATATTGGTGATGAAGTCTATATTCATCACAATATCTTAAGAAGATATTATGACGCTAAAGGTGTTGAAAAAAATAGTGGAACTTATTTTAAAAATAATTTATATTTTTGCACTGCTGAACAAATCTATATGTATAATCTAAAACCACACTTAGATTATTGCTTTATAAAGCCAATAAAAAACAAAAGCATTATAGAGAATAGAAAAGAACAACCTAATGTTGGTATAGTAAAATATACTAATAAGCCCTTAGAAGCTTTAGGAATAACACCTGGAACACTTATTACGTTCACCCCAAACTCTGAATTTGAGTTTATAATAGATGGTGAACGACTTTATTGTATGAAATCAAATGATATAGCTTTAACGCATGAATACCAAGGAAACGAAAAAGAAAATAATCCAAGCTGGGCAAAAAGCAATTGAAGAGCTTATTAAGGTAGCAAAAGAAAAGATTGTTGACTCAGACGACGATGTAAGCGCTGATAGATTAAAGAATGCTGCCGCTACCAAAAAACTAGCTATAATGGATGCTTTTGAAATACTTACTAAAATACAAGAAGAGGAAGATATGCTAAATGAAAAACCTAAAGAAGTTAAAGAACAAAAAACTTTTAAAGGTTTTGCAGAAGGGAGAAGTAAGTGAGCTATGAACAAGCACTCTGGAAAGAGGTTAAAGATTTAATTAACCCTAAGATATTAAAGAAACAAAATCGTTTAAAAAAATGGGAGTATGGTTATAACTCTGATTATGATTTTATAGTAATAAGTAAAACTGGACAAATTGGACAAATCATTGAAATACAGAATCTCAGGATTGCTTTACCAACAGCAAATGAACCGTTTAAACGAGCTGAAAAAAAAGCGGATCAACGCTGGGAGAGACAAGAGTATCCAAAAGAATTAAGTAGAATTAAAAGTAGATTTGACTGGGAAGAATATCCATCTGAATTTAAAGAAAAGTGGTATGACTATATTGACGAAGAATTTAAGCGTAGAGAAGAAGGTTTTCATTTCTTCAATAACGGCAGTCCTGTATATATTACTGGTACTCATTACATGTACTTGCAATGGTCAAAAATCGATGTTGGAGCACCAGATTATAGAGAAGCAAATAGATTATTCTTTATATTTTGGGAAGCATGCAAGGCAGATAACAGATGTTACGGGATGTGCTATCTTAAAAACAGACGATCTGGATTTTCATTTATGTCCTCGGCAGAACTTGTTAACCAAGCAACAATATCTAGCGACGCCAGATTTGGTATACTCTCTAAATCTGGATCAGATGCTAAAAAAATGTTCACAGATAAAGTCGTACCAATATCCGTTAACTATCCGTTTTTCTTCAAACCAATCCAGGACGGTATGGATCGTCCTAAAACAGAACTTGCATACAGAGTTCCAGCTTCAAAGCTTACTAGAAGGAAGCTTGAGAGCAATGAGCAACTAAGAGAACTAGACGGACTTGATACAACTATTGACTGGAAAAATACTGGTGACAACTCTTATGATGGTGAAAAGCTAAAGTTGTTAGCTCACGATGAAAGTGGTAAATGGGAAAGACCTGATAATATATTAAATAACTGGAGAGTTACAAAAACTACATTAAGGCTAGGATCAAGGATCGTAGGAAAGTGTATGATGGGCTCAACTTCAAATTCTTTAGATAAAGGTGGAAACAACTTCAAAAAGTTATACTATAATTCAGACGTTACAAAACGAAATCGTAACGGACAAACTTCTTCTGGACTCTATTCTTTGTTCATCCCTATGGAATGGAACTACGAAGGATTCATGGATTCTCACGGATCACCTGTTTTCATTAGAAAAGAAAATCCAGTCAAAGGAGTCGACGGTGTTGAAATTACAACAGGCGTTATCGAGCACTGGAATAACGAAGTTGAAGGCTTAAAAAATGATCAAGATAGTTTAAATGAATATTATCGTCAGTTTCCAAGAACTGAAATGCATGCTTTTAGAGATGAGTCAAAACAAAGTTTATTTAATTTAACTAAAATATATGAGCAAATAGATTATAATTTAGAAATTAATAATTCAACTAATGTAACTGTAGGTAGTTTTCAGTGGGTTAGAGGTATTAAAGATACTAAAGTAGAGTTTTATCCTAACAAAAATGGAAGGTTTAAAATATCATGGGTACCACCTATTAATTTGCAAAATAGAATAATATTAAAAAATGGAACTAAATATCCAGGCAACGACCATATTGGAGCTTTTGGCTGTGATAGTTACGACATTAGCGGTACTGTTGATGGCAAAGGCTCTAATGGATCTTTACATGGATTAACTAAGTTTTCTATGGAAGATGCTCCACCTAATCATTTTTTCTTAGAATATATAGCTAGACCTCAAACTGCTGAAATATTCTTTGAAGATGTACTAATGGCTTGCTTATTTTATGGTATGCCTATATTAGCTGAAAACAATAAGCCAAGGTTGTTGTATTATTTCAAGCGTAGAGGATATAGAGGTTTTTCAATGAATAGACCAGATAAAATTTGGAACAAGCTGTCTACGACAGAAAAAGAAATTGGTGGAATACCTAATTCAAGCGAAGACATTAAACAAGCTCACGCGGCTGCTATAGAGTCTTATATAGAGGAATATGTAGGTATTACAAAAGAAGGTTTTGGAGATATGTATCATCAAAAAACATTAGAAGATTGGGGTGTTTTTAATATTAATAATAGAACAAAGCACGATGCTACAATAAGTTCTGGTTTAGCTATAATGGCGTGTAATAAAAATAGATACAGGCCAAATCCTGAGAAAAAATATCAACCTATAAAATTAGGTATTAAAAAATACAGTAATGATGGGGTAATTTCAAAAATAATAAAATAAATAAATGAATCAAATTACTTACGATAACAATAGTTCGTTTCCAAGTCAGGTAGTGCCTGATGCTGAGAAAGCTACTTTAGAATATGGTCTTGCTGTTGGTAGAGCTATAGAAGGTGAATGGTTTAGAAACTATAGAAGTGGAGCTAATTTAAATGGATACGCTACTAATTTTACTAACTACCATAATTTAAGATTATACGCTAGAGGCGAGCAAAGTGTTCAGAAATACAAAGATGAATTAGCTATTAATGGTGACTTGTCTTATCTTAATTTAGACTGGAAACCAGTTCCTGTAATATCTAAATTTGTTGATATAGTTGTAAACGGAATGTCTCAAAGAAACTATGAAGTAAAAGCATTTGCAGTAGATCCATTTTCTACAAAAGCTAGAACAAAATATGCAGAAGATTTATTAAGAGATGTTCAAGAAAGAGAGCTAATGCAACAAATAAATCAAGCCACAGGTTTAGATTTAACTTCCCCACAATATAAAAGACTACAATTAGAATCTGAAGAAGAAATAAAATTACATCTCCAGTTAGACTACAAGCAATCTGTAGAAATAGCAGAAGAAGAAGTAATAAATGACGTATTAAATAAAAATAAATACGAACTAACTAAAAGAAGATTTTGTGAAGACTTGACAGTGTTAGGTATTGGAGCTGTAAAAACAAATTGGAATAGAGCTGAAGGCGTTGTAGTAGATTACGTAGATCCAGCCAGTTTAGTTTATTCTTACACTGAAGACCCTAATTTTGAAGACTTATACTATGTAGGTGAAGTAAAAGCTATAAGTTTACCAGATTTAAAAATGCAATTTCCTAATCTTACAGATGAAGAAATGATACAAATACAAAAGTATCCTGGAAATACAGAATATTTAAGAAACTGGAGCGGAAGAAGCGATCAACAGACTGTTCAAGTGATTTATTTTGAATATAAAACTTACTCGGACCAGGTTTTTAAAATTAAAGAAACATCTACTGGCTTAGAAAAAGCGTTAGAAAAACAAGACACATTTAATCCACCTCCCAATGATGGCTTTGAAAGAGTTTCTAGAACTATAGAAACTTTATATAGTGGAGCTAAGATACTAGGTCACCCTATGATGTTAAAATGGGGGTTATCTGAAAATATAACTAGACCTATAGCAGATACAACTAAGGCAAAAATGAATTACAATATATGTGCGCCTAGAATGTATAAAGGGCGTATAGATTCACTAGTTAATAGAATAACTGGTTTTGCTGATATGATTCAATTAACTCATCTTAAAATACAACAAGTATTATCTAGGGTAGTTCCAGATGGTGTGTTTTTAGACATGGATGGTTTAGCAGAAGTTGATTTAGGTAATGGTACTAATTATAATCCAGCAGAAGCTTTGAATATGTATTTTCAAACTGGATCTGTAGTAGGTAGAAGTTTAACTCAAGATGGTGATTTAAATAGAGGTAAAGTCCCAATACAAGAACTACAGACTGGATCTGGTGGTGCTAAAATACAAAGCTTAATACAAACTTATCAGTACTACTTACAGATGATAAGAGATGTGACCGGACTTAACGAAGCAAGAGATGGAAGTACTCCTGATAAAAATGCTTTAGTAGGTTTACAGAAATTAGCTGCTGCTAACTCAAATACTGCAACAAGACATTTGTTACAAGCAATGTTGTATTTAACATCAAGAACTTGTGAAAATATTGCTTTAAGAATATCAGATTCATTACAGTTTCCTTTTACTAGAACAGCTTTAGAGCAAAGCATATCAAGATATAATGTTTCAACATTAGATGAATTATCAGAATTAAACATACATGATTTTGGTATATTTCTAAATTTAATGCCCGATGAAGAAGAAAAAGCAGTATTAGAGCAAAACATACAAATAGCTTTAAAAACTCAAGCCATAAACTTAGAAGATGCTATAGATCTTAGAGAAGTTAGCAATATAAAGCTTGCTAATCAAATGCTTAAAGAAAGAAGAAAAAGGAAGCAAGCTGACGATCAAAGAAAACAACAAGCTAATATACAAGCTCAAGCTCAAGCAAATGCTCAAACAGCTGAAAAAGCTACTTTAGCAGAAATGCAAAAACAACAAGCATTAGCTGAGACTGAGGTAAAAATAGAACAAGCTAAGTCACAGTTTGAAATTAACAAAATGCAACAAAAAGCTGAAATAGATAAACAATTACTTCAAATGAAGTATGGTTTTGATATTCAATTAAAAGAAATGGATGTTAGACAAGGGTCTAATAAAGAGAAAATGATTGAAGATCGTAAAGATAATAGAACAAGATTAGAAGGAACACAGCAAAGCGCTATGATAGATCAAAGAAAAAAAGATCTAGCTCCTATTGATTTTGAAAGTCCACAAGTAGAGAATACTCTAAACACTGGAGATAGTGCTGAGATGCCTATGTAACAATAACAATTATTATATTATATTATGTCAGAAACAATTCAGGATAAAGAGAAGGCACCTCTTAAAGTCAAAAAACCAAAAAAATTAAGTAAAAAAATACAAGAAACTATTAAAGTTGATTTAAGTAAAAAACAAGAAGATACCGTTCAAACACAAGAAACAGATGATAGCAATGCTGTTGTCAAAGAAAAGAAAGACGAGACAAGTGGCAAAGAAGTGGTTGAAGAAATACGAGCCGCCAAAGAAGAAGTAGAAACACCTATTATAGAAGAAATAAAAGAAGAGGTAAAAGAAACTACTAAGGAACTAAAAGAAGCTGTAAGAGATGAAAAGGTTATTGGAAAACAATTACCTGAGAACATCGAAAAACTAGTAACTTTTATGGAGGAAACCGGTGGTAATGTAGAAGACTATGTCAGATTAAATGCTGATTACTCTAAACTAGCAGATGATGCTTTACTTAATGAATATTACAAAAGAACTAAACCACATTTAGATTCAGAGGAAATTAACTTCATGCTAGAAGATAATTTTACCTGGGACGAAGAAGTGGAAGAAGAGCGAGATATAAGAAAAAAGAAACTTGCTCTAAAAGAAGAAATTGCAAAAGCCAAAAACTTTTTGGAAGAAACCAAGAGTAAATATTACGACGAGATCAAGTTGAGACCGGGCGTTACTCAGGAACAACAAAAAGCTATGGATTTTTTCAATAGATACAACAAAGAACAACAAATAGCAGAACAGCATCATAAATCATTTAAAAATGAAACTAATAATCTTTTCACTAATGACTTCAAAGGTTTTGATTTTAATTTAGGAGAAAAAAAATTTAGATATAAAGTGTCAAATGTTAATGATGTTGCAGAAAAACAGTCTAACTTAAATACATTTGTTAAGAAGTTCTTAAACAATGAGGGTGAAGTTGTTGATACTGTAGGTTATCACAAAGCTATTTACGCTGCTGAAAACGTAGATACTATTGCTAATCATTTTTATGAGCAAGGTAAAGCCGATGCTGTTAAAGATGTAATGGCTAAATCTAAAAACATAAATACAGAAAGTAGGCCACAAGCCAATGGAGATATTTTTGTCAATGGATTAAAAGTAACTGCTGTTAATGGCGTTGATAGTTCTAAGTTGAAATTTAAAAGTAAAAAACAATAATAACTAAAAAATAAAACTATGAGTTTATCTGGTGGGGCATTCCCCGCAAGTTTAGTTCCTTCACAAAAAAGAATGACATTAAGAGATAATTATTTAACTTTTGATGGAGCTGGAGGGAGCTTTGCACAACAATATCTACCTGAGCTTTACGAAGCGGAAGTAGAAAGATACGGAAACCGAACATTAGGTGGTTTCTTGAGAATGGTAGGCGCTGAAATGCCTATGACATCTGATCAAGTAATTTGGTCTGAACAAAATAGATTACACATAGCTTACAAAACAGCGCAAGCTACAGATGCTATCAATGGTCAAGCTAATGTTAGAGTAACTGTAGATATGACTACTAACGCTGCTGCTGGAAGTCCTAATTGTGCTGTAAGAATAGGTCAAACAATTCTTTTGTCTGATAATGCTACTGGATTAGTAACACTTAAAGGTTTAGTTCAGAATGTAACAGGAGGAACAAGAAATATTCTTGACATATCAGTTTATGGAACTGTTGGAGGTACTCCAGTAGCTTCTGCTGGTCTTACATCAGGTGAAGCTGGAAATGTAAACTTATTTGTTTATGGTTCTGAATTTGGAAAAGGTACTACAGGAATGCAAGGATCTATTGAGCCTTCTTTTACTCAATACCAAAATTCTCCAATAATAATAAAAGATAATTTCAAGATTAGTGGTTCTGACGCTGCTCAAATTGGTTGGGTAGAAGTTGCTACTGAAGATGGACAATCTGGATACTTATGGTATTTAAAGTCTGAGTCTGAAACTAGATTAAGATTTGAAGATTACTTAGAAATGGCTATGGTTGAAGGTGAATTTATGAATCCTGCGGCTATAAATGCTTCTACTGTTTCTTACGAATTTGGTGGAGCTGGAGACCCAAGTGCTGCAGACACTACACAATTTGCTAAAGGTACTGAAGGTTTATTCGCTGCTATTGAAGCAAGAGGTAATGTATACTCTGGTTTTGCTGGAGCTGCTGCTCCTGGTTCAGGTGCTTTAGGTGATTTTGATGAAATTCTTAAAAACTTAGACAAGCAAGGTGCTATTGAAGAAAATATGCTATTTTTATCTAGAGCTACTGCTCTTGATTTTGATGATATGATTGCTGCTGTTAATGGTGGATTTGCTTCTACTCAAGCTGCTTCTTATGGTTTATTTGATAACGATGGTGATATGGCTTTAAACTTTGGATTTTCAGGTTTTAGAAGAGGTTCTTATGATTTCTATAAAACTGATTGGAAATACTTAAATGATGCTACTACTAGAGGATTATCTAAAGAGATTGATGGTGTAATGATTCCTGCTGGAACAACTACAGTATACGATCAAATGTTAGGATCTAATATTAGACGTCCATTTCTACATGTAAGATATAGAGCTTCTGAAACTGAAGATCGAAGAATGAAGTCTTGGATCACAGGTTCTGTAGGTGGTGCTTATACTGACACTTTAGATGCGATGACTGTAAGTTTCTTATCTGAAAGATGTTTAGTAACACAAGCTGCAAACAATTTTGTATTGTTTAAAGGAGCTTAATAATTTTATAATGAGAGTGGCTTTTTGTCACTCTCTTTATTAATCTTTAAATAATAAAAATTATGCCAAATATGATTAAACTCCCGATAATTAGTTCGGGACCTACGGCTCTTCAACCAAGGTTTACATGCCTTAACGCAGAAGATGTCTACGCAGTAAGTAAGGCAGGTTCACCAGCAGATGTTATTCACGTACATTATGCTAAGTTAGCCGCTGCTAGTGATACTGCTCCTTTGTATTTAAGAGCATCTATAGATTATACTAATGGCACTTCAGCTGTTATTACTGATCAAGATATAGAAAATCTTAAAGACTTGATTAAAAGTGCTAATCAAAACCCAAGTTCAGTACCTGAATTTGAATTGATAGGCGCTAGAGACGCTACAGTTTCTACTATTACAGACTACCAAGTTGTGGATGTTCAGATCAAAGCTGAAGAACCTTATTCCTCAACCGTTTAAAAATTATAAATTATGAGTAATTTTATAAAAGTACCTTTAGCGATTAATGCTGCTAGAAGTTTTGTTGGTTCCGCTATCAGTGTTGGAACGCAAGGTGCCGGATACACAGGTGGTGGATCTAGAGTCGCTGGAACTGCAGTTGCCTCTGGAGCTACAACAACTAGCGGAAATGGAACTGGTGCAGAGTTTAGTGTAACACTTACTGGTGGTACATTTGTTCTTGCGATAACCGCTTCTTCAAATATAGGTGAAGGATACAAAGTAGGTGATACTGTTACATTAGCTTCAAAAGCTGCTGCAACTGGAGTAACTAGTTTTGATGCTGATATAGTATTTGAAATAACATCTGCAATGCTTATTGCTATTGAAGGATCTGCAACTAACGAGTACGCTTTAATTCCAATAAATAACGTAGCATGTGTGAGTGGTGTTAGTGCTACTGCGTGTGATATACAAATATTGGAAAATAATTTTGCTACACCAACAAGTGGTAGTGGTGAAGTAACTAAGTATACAATAACCGTGGACAACGCGCCTGCAACAACTAAAGCCGCTTTACAAGCTGATGTTGCTGCTGCTATTATCAAAGCTGCTGGTGCTGAAAATTCACAGCCAGAAGTTAAATTTACAAGTAATGCAGAATGCATTTCTGTAGTTTTATCTTAAACTAAAATATAAGGTCCTGCTTCGGCAGGATCTTTTTTAATTATTATATTATATTATATTATGGAAACAAAAGAAAAGAAAAATCCTGAAGTAAAAAATACTTGGGAATACAAAGATAGAAATTACTATCTAATAAAAGGTGAACCTTTAACTTATACTTTACCATCTAGACATTCTGCTAGATACCCATTAGTTTGGTTTGACAAGAGTATAGGTTATGAAAGAGAATTAAGATATGCTTCTAATCATCAATCAGTTTTTGTTGATGAGCAGAAAGGATCTGTTACTTTAAAACATATTGTTTTTCAAAAAGGTCATTTATCAATACCAAAAGAAAAAAGAAATTTACAAGAGTTTTTAGAAAAGCATCCTCACAATGGTGTTATATTTAAAGAATATGACGAAGTTGTAGAAGCTGAAGATCAATTTGATATTTTAGAACTAGAAATAGCAGCTTTAAATATGGCTTATGACATGGATGTAGATAAAGCAGAAGCTATATTAAGAGTTGAAAAAGGCTCTTCTGTATCTTCGATGAGTTCTAAAGAGTTAAAAAGAGACTTATTATTATTTGCTAAGCAAAATCCAGCTTTATTATTAGATCTAGCTGAAGATGAAAATGTAGAATTAAGAAATTTTGCAATCAAAGCTGTAGAAGCCAATGTAATAAAGTTAGATGCTGATCAAAAAACATTTAAATGGGCTGCTAATGGCCGTAAGTTAATGACAGTACCTTTTGACGAAAACCCTTATTCAGCTATGGCTTCGTGGTTTAAAACAGATGAAGGAGTTGAAGTCTATAAATCTATAGATAAAAAACTTAAATAACAAGTGATTATAAATAAGGGTGGTTTTATCGCCACCCTTTTTTTTTAAAAATATTAAAATGGCAATAAACGTAAACACGGTATATACAACGGTATTAAGTATATTAAACAAAGAGCAAAGAGGTTATTTAACCCCTGATGAGTTTAATAAAATAGCTACTCAAGTACAGTTAGAGATATTTGAAAAGTTCTTTGAGGACTATAACCAGTATTTACGAATGCCTAAAACAGATGTTGAATTTGCATCTAGAGTTGATCACATCTTGCAAGAGTTTCAAGTATTTGAAGAAATAGAAAGTGCGTCTGCTCAAACAAACAACGTTTATACTCAACCAACTGGATTACACAGGTTTGGATCTGCTTCATGGAATAAAGGTGTTAATTCACCACCTATAGAAATTTTAAGCAATAGAGATTATAACGAAATGAAATTATCTCCATTATTGCAACCAACAAACAATTTTCCTGTTGCTAAATATCAAAAAGATAAACTAACTGTATTTCCAAGCGAATTAGCTTCTGATAAAACAGATGTTACATTTAACTATATTAGAAAACCTAAAGACCCTAGATGGGGTTTTACAGTAGGTTCACTAGGTCAATATATCTATGACCCAAATCCTCCAATAACTTTCACTGGCGTTCTTAAAACAAATCAAGACTTATTTAATACAACTACTGGTGGGCAAAATAATTTAGTAAATTGTTCAATAGCTAGCGGAAGTTCTACTATTCCAAATACTGATATAACTTCTTTTGTACAAGTCACACCAACAGGCGGAACAGGTGCTTCTGCTGATTTTACTGTAGATATAGATCCTAACACTGGAAAAGGACCACTTAAATCTTTTACTATAACAAGTGGAGGAAGCGGATTTAATATAGGTGATCAAATAACGCTAGGTGATGGTAATAATTCTTTTGCTGGAAGTTCTAGTGGCGTTACAGTTTTTACATTACAAGCATCTAACTTCGTAGCGGTTGTTCCATCTGAAGGATCTGTTGATTTTGAAATAAGTGATAGCCAACAAAATGAAGTTATATTAGAAATACTAAAATATGCTGGTGTTGTAATAAGAGACCCAAGCATAATACAAGCTGCATCACAAGAACTTGCTCAAGAAGAAAATAATAATAAAAGATAATAAATGGGACTAATAAAACAAAACTCTTCTCAATACTACACGGGTAGCCAGTCGTATACACCTGATGGTACTAACTCTAATGCTTTAACTTGGCCTAGTGTAATGACCCCACTTATATGGGATGCTGCTGCAACAGCAACTTCTTTTAACAATTACAAAGTATTTATAAATAACGTAGAGCAACACCCAACTTTATCTCCATACTACATAACTCAATCACTTGCCACAACCATAGTAGATGGTGTTCAAACTCAGATTTTAACTTTAACTTCTACTGCAGATCCTAGTACTGGTGTGATAACACCTATCCCTACTAACGCTATACTAACTGTAAAATTAACAAATCCATCTCTTTGGGATAATTATAAAAGTTATCAATATGTAAATATAAAAGATATAGTTAATAACTTTATGGTCGCTTATGTAGGTGTTGATAAAATTATACCTAGAGTTAAAAGATCTGAAGTTATATTTCACGCTAAAAGAGGTTTACAAGAGTTTAGCTATGACACTTTAAGAAGTGTTAAATCACAAGAATTAACTATACCACCTAGTCTTTCACTGGTATTACCACAAGACTATGTAAACTATGTTCAGCTATCATGGATAGATGGTTTAGGTGTTAAGCATATAATATATCCAACTACTTTAACAAGTAACCCAAGTCAAGTACCACTTCAAGATAATAACGGATTACCAATGCAAGATATTTATGGTAACCTTGCTCAATCGACTCAGTCTTTAACTAATGACAGGTGGAGAAATGCTGATCAAACAGCTTTAAATGGTCAACTAGATGTTAATAATTTTACCGATGCAGATGTTTATAATTGGGGTTGGTGGAAAATGGCTTATGGCCAAAGATTTGGTTTAGATCCAGAAGTTTCACAAAAAAATGGATGGTTTACTATAGATGAAAGAAGAGGAGTTCTAGCTTTTAGCAGTGACCTAGCTAATCAATTAATCATCTTAGAATACGTATCTGATGGTTTAGCATACGATGAAGATACTCATGTTCCTAAACTAGCTGAGGATGCTTTATATACACATATAATGTACAGTATATTATCTACTAAGGCTAATTTTCCAGAGTACGTTGTGCAAAGATACAAAAAAGAAAGATCAGCCAAACTAAGAAATGCTAAAATAAGATTAAGTAATATTAAACTTGAAGAATTTACTCAAGTAATGAGAGGTAAATCTAAATGGATTAAACATTAATAATGGCAGAAGTAAGGAATACTTTTATAAAGTCTAAAATGAATAAAGACCTTGACGCAAGAATATTGCCGGCAGGGGAATATAGAGATGCGGTAAACGTAACGGTTAGTACTTCAGAAGGCGCAGATGTAGGTGCTTTAGAAAATATATTAGGAAATAAACTTTTACCAAATTTTGGTATAAGCAGCAACGATGTTGGTGTTGAATTAATAGGCGTTAAAGAAGAACCTGGAAAAAATAGAGTATTTGCTTTTTTTACTAACTATGTGGATGCTTCTGATGATAACTTAAGCAATCAAGCTCCAAAAAATGCTCATTGTTCTATAGTTGTTTATGACATAACAACTGGTAATCAAGTATCTTTAGTTGCGGGTAGTTTTTTAAATTTGTCTAAAACACATCCTATATTTGGTATAAATATAATAGAAGACTTACTGTTTTGGACTGATAACAGAAACCAACCAAGACAGATAAATATAGAGTTAGCTACTGCAAATCCTTCAAATAATGCAAATCCTTATTATACTATAGAAGAAAATGTTTCTGTTGCTAAGTATTATCCTTTTGAAACACCCACTGTTTATAGTGAAGAAACTATAACAGTAACTGTTGCAACAACAACAACAAGTTGGGCAGGAATTACTACTCCTACAAATTATCCTCAAATGCTTTTTGAAAGCACATGCACTATAACTAGTGGAACACCTACTATGAAATTGCATCCTGGCTTAAAGTTTGAATTAATTTCCACTGTTGAAGATCCTAATTATCCAGACCCGGTTAATCCAGAACTTACATATCCTTATCAAAATGAGATAAAAAAATACCTTTTCCAACCATTTATTCAAGACGATCCTAGTTTATCAACAATAGCTGGTATAGGTTTAACCGAGCCGCTTTGGTTTGTAAATCCTTGGAATTCTACTGATCAGCCTAATTATAATCCACCTGATCCATTAAAGTTTATAAGCAATATACCTTTTCATTATATAGATGCTGGAGTTCAACAACCATGGAGTGGTACTGCCACTATAAAGTTAATAGAGCAAAATGCTGTAAGCGTTACTGAAAAGTGGTTAAAACCTACTTATAGATTTCCTTTTATTAATTATGCCCAAACAGATGGATCGCCGTTACAAGGTGATTTTTTACAAAGTCAAAGTTTAGCAGGTGTTAGTTCTTTTCATAATCTTCCTGTGCCTTCTATGTGGCCTAATAATGCAGCTCCAACAGATCAAGATGCTGCTGATTATCAAGAGTCAATTGGATCTAGATTAGTAATGATAAGCACAGGTGCTGTCGGTAACTTAACCGCGGGCCCAAATGCTTATGGCGTTGGTAATGATTTTGGAAGTTCTGCTAAATTTGATTACTACTATAGAAGATGGTTTTGTAATTACTTACAGCCAGGCATGAAAGTAAGTTGGCCAGCAATGTTAGAAGATGGAAATGACTATATTATAGATCAAATATTTGGAAGTGATGGACCTACTACATTTGGAGGTGCGGGTAATCCATTTACCCAAAGTGGTTACTTAGCATTAAGTATTAGAAAAATTGACAAAGAAGGTAAACCTGTTAAAGAGTGGCAATGGCCCATTTTCGACATAGTTGGTTTTCCAGGAGGAAGTGCTGTTCCTCAATTAAGTTTTTCTTTTGAAAATCCCTATTATGAAGAAGAGTTTGGTGGAAATGAAACGTTTTTTGAAGAAAAGTTTTGTAGATTAGCATATAGGTTTATATACGATAGTAATGAAACTTCTTTAATATCTCCTTTTACTCAATCGTTATTTAAACCAAAACAAGAAGGTTTTTATCTTTATGACGATGTTTATGCCGGTTTTCAAGCCGCGGGAGAATCTAGCTCTAGTTTTTCTCAAGCTGAAGCAGCGCCTAATAGTGATATTAATAGAGTAGGTTTAGGCACTACTAATTTTTTATACGAAAACTCTATTAACAAGATAAATGTAAATATACCTATGCCAGTTGTTAATAACAACGTACTTCAAGTAGGTCAAATAAATAATGTTTTAAAAATAAAACAAATAGATATAGTATATGAAGATTCTGCTTCAACAAACTTATTAGTTTTAAAAAGCATTTCAGTTGATGATCCATCTATCGTAGGAAATACTGATACTAGTTATACGTATAAATGGGAAGGCGATAAACCTTTTAAAGTGCTACCAACATCAGAAGCTACAAGAGCATCTGATAAAGTACCTATAAGAGCTTTAGGACAAGAGGTCTCAGGAAACAGAATAATATATGGTAACTTTGTTAATAGACATACTTCTCCTGAATTTTTAGATTATAGTGTTGGTATTAGTAGAAAATATACGGTGCAACAAAAGTTTTCTGAAAAGTCAGGTATAGAATATCCTAATCACACTTTGAAACAAAACAGGATATATCAAGTTGGTGTTGTGTTATCAGATAAATATGGTAGACAATCAGATGTTATACTAGCTCCACCTGTGTTTTCTACAGATGTAGCAGATAACAGTATATTTAGTGGAGATACTTTCTTTTCTAGGTATTTTAAAAGAAGTGAAGTTAGCGGGCTAGTTACTTCTAGCTCAAGTAATATAGTAAACTGGATTGGTAATAGTTTAAAAATGCTTTGGAACTCTACTATACCTAAATCAATTCCTGGACTACAAGGTTATCCAGGTTTATACACTTTACTGGGTAGTGTTAATAGTTTTGATAGTTTTGTTTCAAATCTTAATGCTGGTTATAAAACTTCAAAAAATGTTACTACAACAAATACACTAGGTTCTGGCTCTGGACTAACTGTTGACATAGTTGCGACTCCAATAATCGCTGGCCCTTCTGGTGGGCAAATAACAAGTGTTAACATAAATAACTCAGGTATGGGTTATGAATTAGGTGATACTTTAACCATTGACGGTGGTACAACTTTAACTCAGCTAACAATAGCTGGAGTTAATGAAGCTAACGACTTAGGGTGGTATAGTTTTAAAGTTGTTGTCAAGCAGCAGCAGCAGCAATACTATAACATATACATGCCCACCACAATAAACGGTGAACCT